GTCACCAGCAACAACCTTGTCTCCTTTTGCTTTCAATAAAATGGAAAGAAACTGCCATTCATCCGAATATGGGTTCATGCCAATCGCCATGCCATTCAAAAGCCTTGAAGCAACCAAATCATTACACACAGGACCAAAATACTTCCTGTAAATGATCGACATCGGCAAGTCGCATGCTGAGATCATGCGCGTCTTACCAATGGCTACTTTGCTTAAAGGTAATGTCTCATCTTTGAGGATGTCCATATAGACCCGATCTTCAGGCACAATGTGAGCTCGCATCTGTTCCTCGAGTTTCTCAACTTTGGCCTTCAAATCCTCATACATCTTCCCTTCAAGCTTGTAAGAACCTTCCGTTCCGAAAAACTCTTTCTTGCCTGCTTTCACTTCTGGGTTTCCGTAATATGAATAACCAGCTGAAGTCTTGCGTGGGATTGGACCCAAACAAGGCAAATCATCGCGGCCCACAATAGCCTCATCAAAAGTGAGCTTGGTGCCTGTGTGGCGCATGTATTGCTGAAGTTCACGGAGAACCTCTTTCTTCACAATATCAAGTTTCTTCTCATCGACAGAAACATTCTGCGAGTCTTGTTTCTTGTGAGCCTTCAATAGAGGGCTTACTTTAACACCATCATCACCTATAAAAGAAGATAAGTGTGCTGGGGCCTTCGTAACCGGATGAAGCTCGTTGTAAAGCACGGACGGTGTAATCGCCGTTTTTGTTGGTTGGAAAACTGGTTTTTCAGCCTTTCTCACAGTTTCGTGACTCGACTTCTCGTTCTTCAACACATCACCTTCAGGGACAGGCTGAAACTCCCTTACAGGGCCAACTTCCATCTGGGATAAAAACCCATTAAGTTTTGCCTGTGTAAGAACACTGGCATAGCCCTTCTTAGGACCATGGCTTTGAACACCGGCCATGTGCATACCAACTATGCGTTCTGTGTTGTTTGCAAAAGATCCAGAATAAAATATTAAAGATCCACAATCACCAGTGTGTGTGTCTGCCTCATATATGATAACATCATTATGAATGTTGCCGCATACGTTCAAAGGTTGTGAAACCAAAGAATCTTTAATGCGGTATGTGTGCAAGCTCATTGGAGACCGTGCCGCGACCAAAATTGTTTCAAAATCGCGGTTTTGCTCGTGTGTTTCTCCAGTGGAGAAGAAAGGCACGATGTCACGGCAAACTGGTACAACCTCACCAACATCAACAAGTGCTACATCGCTATCGATGTCAATCACTGTGTGCTCAGGGTCTACAAACCGTGTCAAAGGAATGCTGTACGTAACTTTCAAGTTACCGTGTCTGACAAGTTTAATATGCGTGTCATAGCATTTTCCCATTACAATCTTTATCTGTGGAATGTAATGAGCGTTGATCATACCTATACGGCCTTTGATCATAGTCATTGTGCCAAAAGACTCCTCTTTTTCTGGATCATCCTTCTGGCGGTACATGTGATAGACGTTCCTCTCAAGAATTGATTTAATAAGCATATTACCGTATAAAATCGGTTGCCTCTTATCGGACATCAACTCTGCTTCATAATCAACATGGAAAACGCTCTTCTTCGCAAAGAAAGTGCGTTTGAACCAAGTGACAGCCTTGAACAGCACAAAAATACCTATGATCGTAACCACGATAGCTGCCAAAATCATAAACTCTTTTTTGTGCTTGAGAATATACCCATGCGCAGCGTACTCTGTGACCTTTGCCACAAATGCTGCCTTGACTTTCTCGTACTCTGTTACGACGAAATGACGGCTTGAGAAGAAGAACTCTTTAACTCTCTCGATAAGCCCCTCATAATGAGGGACATCATCGCCAGTCATCTCCTTAAACAAACGTTCACGCTCAACGCGTAAACACTTCATCAAGGCTTCGTGGGAATTCTTGTTTCTTTCAAATTTTTCGACCATCAAAGCAACCAAGCCCTGGAAATCAAGAATCTTATCCAAAGCGAAATGCTGTTGAGCAGCATCTACCACCTTCAAGAGGCGATACTCGCATAAATCGAGTTCAAGCGCTGTGGGTATCTTGTTGCGGTCAAGACGACGATCACTAGGTTGTGCATTCTGTGTTTCAGCAGTGCAAAACTCAACCTTTGGAGTTATGTCAACCCAAATGTCAAAACGTCTCACAAAAGCCTCTGGTAAAGCAAGAGAAGGACTCCAATACTGATATAAGTTGGTTGAAGCCATGACTAATGGCGAATTGAAAACCAAACTACCCTTCTTTTCAAGCTCAGCAGCGTTAAGTCTGCAAGGTGCTGCATTGCACCAACGAATAATCTGCTGCATGTCATCCTTCTGACCTTTCTGTGTCAAAAACTGACCCATGTCATCAATGATTGTAGCAAACTGCCCGTTGTATCCATTAGCGTGATCTTCTTCTGGCAAAAACAACCATTTCTCCTTAGCGTGATCATGTACGTACTGCTCGCGGCGCTCCCCCTTGAGAACCCGCATAGCCAACTGATCAATGAAAGCATTAGTGATGTAGGATTTCCCCACACCTGATGCTCCACGAAAACAAACACACAAAGGGATCTGCCTTTCTTCTGCTGGCATTCCTGAACTATTAAACTGAGCTTCCATCTTGGCCAACATACTTGAGCAATACCTGTGATAAGCCCAAGCTCCTGCAGACATTGTCATCTGTTTGCGCGCAATCTCACCACCACGAATAGTTAGTGAGTTAACACGCTGACTGTTGGTAGGTACCAATTCAAGTGTACCCTTTGAATATTCAATGTACATTTGATGCACTGAATCACCCCAGTTCTCAAGCTCAGCATTCTGAGCAAACATATCCCTAAATGAAGTTCCTGCAACACTGTCAATGTGTCCTGACACCCATTTGAGTGCCTCGTTGATAATACATTGTAAATCAGTGCGTGTCTTTGCGGAAGTAGTTATGCTTCTAACTATCTTGCTAACGTCACCTGTGAAGCAAAACCCAGTGATTATACCGGCAACACTGGCAATGAATTCACATAACATGTGAATCATTGGTGCGAAATCTTCCATCAGACCCTCATAGTGTGAGATGTGTTCAACAACGTTGTCACACACCTTCTCAAAGAAACTACGATTTTCGGCCTCCCGTGCACTCTTCCTTGCGGCGTCACGAGCATTTATGGAAGCGATGTAAGCTTGCATCTCTGCCTCTTCTTCTTCAGTGGGTAGTTCAATATTCCGAATTGTCTCGAAAATATCTTTGCCAACTAAAGCTATCGAAGCTTGACCCATCATGTAGTCTCGAATATTTGAAAGAAAAGGGTAAGCTGCTGCCATCGACGCAGCAGCACCCAATATAAATCTCACAAACAAAGAGACGTTTGAAAAAGCACCGCAAAAGCAAATACCTGCAACCAAGAAAGACAAGGACACTATCAC